AAAACGCTGGCAACACCACCACTGGTGACTCTGCCGTCGCTGTGTTGAGCTCTAGCTCTAACACCACCGCTACTTTGCCAATCCGTGTGATCGACGTTGTTCCTGATACCGCTACTGGTTCAGACTCCTACGTTGAACTGTTGGTGAAGATCAACACCCACCAATACAACAACACCACTGGTGTTTAAGGAGTAAATCATGGCTATTTCACGCGCACAACTGCTGAAAGAACTCTTGCCCGGCTTGAACGCTTTGTTCGGCCTCGAGTATGCAAAATACGGCGAAGAGCACAAAGAGATCTACGAAACAGAAACTTCTGAGCGTAGCTTCGAAGAAGAAACCAAGCTGTCTGGCTTCTCTGCCGCACCGGTGAAGAACGAAGGTTCTGCAATCCAGTACGACAACGCACAGGAAGCATGGACTGCTCGCTACACCCACGAAACCATCGCTATGGGCTTCTCCATCACTGAAGAAGCTGTGGAAGATAACTTGTATGACTCGTTGTCTGCCCGCTACACCAAAGCTTTGGCTCGCGGTATGTCTTACACCAAACAGGTCAAAGGCGCTTACGTGTTGAACAACGCTTTCACAGGCGGCCCAACATACGGCGACGGTCAAGTTTTGTGCTCGACAGCTCACCCACTGATCTCTGGTGGCACTAACAGCAACCGTCCTACAACTGGCGCTGATTTGAACGAAACATCGTTGGAAAACGCTGTTATTCAAATTGCTGGTTGGACAGACGAACGCGGTCTGTTGATCGCGGCTAAGCCCAAGAAATTGGTCGTTCCTCCAAGCCTGATGTTCGTTGCAACTCGTCTGTTAGAGACTGAATTGCGCGTTGGTACAACCGACAACGACATCAACGCCTTGAAGAACAACGGCTCAATCCCAGAAGGCTACACCGTTAACCACTTCTTGACAGACACCAACGCTTGGTTCCTGTTGACTGACGTGCCAAACGGCTTGAAGCACTTCGTTCGTACACCATTGCAAAATGGTATGGACGGCGATTTCGACACAGGTAACGTTCGTTATAAAGCCCGCGAGCGTTACAGCTTCGGCGTGTCTGATCCCTTGGGCATCTTCGGTAGCCCCGGCTCTAACTAAGCCACTGAGAAAAGGCCCTTCGGGGCCTTTTCTTTTATTCAAATCGGGTGTATATTCAACCCAACCGGAATTTTTCGGTGTATCAGACAGGTCCGGCTGACCTCATGCAGATTGGTACACCTCAACGCATGTAAGGAGATCCTCATGGGATTCGCAACTCACCTTGGCCCTTGGTTGTTGGGCACTACTAAAGACACCACAGGCACCACTGCCGACACAACTCGTAACACTGGTTCAGCCATTGTTTTGCAGAGCAAAGCTGTTACTTTTGCTGAAACCACTGCTACCAACTTGGCCGCATTGCCAGCAGGTTCTTTGATTACTGCAGTTCAGTTGTATGTTGACGCTACTGTGTTTAACGGTACAAGCCCAACATTGACAATCAAAGTTGGTACCACCACGATTGGTACCATTACACCAACAAGCGGTACAGCAGGTCTGTACACCATGACTGCTACCACCACTGCCGCTAACTTGGCATTGATGAGCAACGTTGGTACCTCTAACGTGTTTGTAACTTATGCTGTCAGCGGCACCACTGTTACAACCGGCGCAGGAACTTTGGTTATTGCCTACACAGTGCGCGGTTCAGACGGCGTTGGTTACCCTGTCGGCAACCAAAACTAATCTCTAGGGGGCCAAAGCCCCCATTTTGAACTCACAGGAGATTAGCTATGAATCAAACCAACGTACAACAAGCGCACTTAAATACGAGTGGCTTTATGGTGCTTGGCAGAAATCGAGTGCGCGGTATTTCGTTTACTGGTAGCGCCACTGCTGGTTACGTAGCGTTGTTCGATACAACTACGGCCCCGATAACTACGGCTACCTATGGGCGCTCCGGCACAACCATTACGGTTACATCCGCTGCTCATGGCTTGAGTACTGGACAAGTTATTGGCGTGGATTGGGCTGCGGGTACTGGTGGCACTGCGACAAACGGAAACTACCCAGTAACTGTTACCAACGCAAACACGTTCACAATCACTGATATTAACTCTGGCAGTATTACTGCCGGCGCAGCGATGGTTTACGCAAATCGTTGGTTGTTGTCATATGACGTAACTGCCGGTGATTCCTACAACAATGCACCTTTTATTCCTGAAGACGGTGTATTGGCGGTAAGCGGCATCTATGCGTATATGTCTAACTTAACTGCAGTAAACATCTACTACGGATGATCCATGGACTTGATGATTTGGAACATCGCACTTTCAGCAATCATTGGCTTGGTTAGCTGGGTTTTAAAGGAGAAATCGGATGAGCTCAAACGCGTCACGATCCTCCTTAACCGCACCCGAGAAGAAGTTGCTAAAGAGTACGTTACAAAAGTCGAAGTCCATGCCGACATCAACCGGGTTTTGGATAGGTTGGATCGACTGGATGAAAAACTTGATCGACTCATGGAGGCAAAACATGCCCAGCACTAGTAAAAAACAGCATAATCTGATGGAAGCCGTGGCCCACAATCCCGGCTTTGCCAAAAAGGTTGGCATCCCACAGTCAGTGGGCAAAGATTTTTCAACCGCGGACAAGGGCCGCAAATTTAAAGAAGGAGGCCAGATCATGGCTAAATCTCAAGGCGTAGCCCCATCAGCGATGGGCAAAGTTAAAACTGCAGCTCCTAGCCGCGACGGTATCGCCGAAAAAGGCAAGACCAAAGGCAAGCAAATCACCATGCGCGGCGGCAAAACTGCAGCCATGTGCGGTGGCGGCATGGCCAAAGGCAAGAAGTAATCATGCGAGCTAGCCGTGGCATGGGGGCAATTGCCCCCTCTAAGATGCCCGGCGGCGTGAAAAAAGCACGCCGCGACGACACGGACTTCACGCAATATGCGGAAGGCGGAGAAGTGTGGTCTAAACCTAGGCCGCAAGGCTTGGGTAAGTCCAAAAAACTTAGCCCCGAGAAGAAGTCCAAAGCTAAGGCGATGGCTAAATCCGCAGGCCGACCATACCCAAATTTGGTTGACAACATGCGGGCAGCGAAAGGTTAATCATGGCTAAGTCTCCTGCATGGCAACGCAAGGAAGGTAAGTCCGAAAAGGGCGGCTTGAACGCTAAAGGACGAGCCTCTTACAACAAAGCGAATCCCGGTAAGCCCGGTCTGAAGGCTCCACAGCCAGAGGGCGGACCCCGTAAGAAATCGTTCTGTGCCCGCATGGAAGGTATGAAGTCAAAACTGACTTCTGCCAAGACCGCCAAGGACCCTGATAGCCGTATTAACAAAAGCCTTCGGGCATGGAAGTGTTAAATGAGTACCACCGGCACCACTGGCTTTAACTTAGACTTCACCGAGATCGCGGAAGAAGCGTGGGAGCGTGCCGGTCGTGAAATGCGTTCGGGCTACGATCTTCGTACTGCTCGTCGCTCCATGAACCTGATGACGATTGAGTGGGCCAACCGTGGCCTAAACATGTGGACGATTGAAGAAGGCTCATTCAACTTGACGCCCGGCCTCAATACTTACCCACTGCCAACAGACACGGTTGACTTGCTTGAACACGTCATCCGCACGGGCGCAGACCAAGTAAATACTCAGGCAGACTTGACGATTACCCGTATTAGTGTTTCTACGTACGCCACAATCCCCAACAAGCTGCAACAGGCACGCCCAATCCAAGTGTGGATTCAACGCTTGTCCGGCGAAACAAACCCAACAACGGTTACGTTGAACGGCGCACTCGGCGCGTCAGATTTGACTATTCCCGTGAGCTCGACAGAGGGCCTTGCTGCGGCAGGCTATATCAACCTCGACTCCGAAACGGTCTACTACGGATACATCGAGGGCAACACCCTTGGCGGCGTCTTCCGTGGCCAGAACAACACAACTGCAGCGGCGCATATCAATGGCACCAAGGTTGTGGTGAATCAACTCCCATGCGTGACCGTGTGGCCGACTCCTGACAACACAACTCCCTACCAGTTCGTGTACTGGCGCATGCGCCGTATTCAGGATGCTGGCTCGGGTATCCAGACCGGTGACATGAACTTCCGTTTCTTGCCCGCCGTGACGGCTGGATTGGCGTACTACATCGCCATGAAAGATCCCAACTTGGCAGGGCGCTTAGACATGCTTAAAGCGGTCTACGACGAGCAGTTCAACCTCTCTGCAGGGGAAGACCACGAGAAGGCTCCAATTCGCTTTGTACCGCGTCAAATGTTCATCGGGGGTAGCACCTAATGGCCAACCAGTTTGCGGCCGGTAAACGAGCGATTGCCGAGTGTGATCGCTGTGGCCAGCAATACAAGCTCAAACAGCTCAAACGCGAGATCATCAAGACTAAGCTCTATGACTTGCGGGTGTGCCCTGAGTGCTGGGACCCCGACCATCCGCAACTGCTGTTGGGTATGTACCCGGTAAGCGATGCACAAGCCCTGCGAGACCCTCGCCGCGATACGACGTACATTACGTCTGGT